CGCCAGCTCCTTGTCCAGGAACGCGGCGTGCTCGCGGGCGTCGTAGGCGAGCACCTTCGCGTCGTTCGGGTTCGAGAACATGAGCGAGAGCTGCCGGTGCGTCTTCGCGCCGGAGAACGCGCGGACGAGGTTGCCGTCTAGGAACGTGAAGATTCCGGGGAACATGCGGAACTGGAAGCCCGGCGTCACCTCGGAGCCGTCAGCGCACGGGACGCCGACGAAGGTCACGTCCGGGTTCGCGCCCTCGATGTCGCGGAGGACGGGGGCCATCTGGTCGCAGTTTGGGCATCCTGCGGGCTTGTAGAACTCGACGACGAGCCTGCCGGGCGTACCGGCGACCAGCTCGCGGACCTCGGACGGTTTTGCGGTTCTCATGCGCGCATTCTAAACCCCGACGAGGAACCAGCCAATGCGGGCGTCGTAGGTGCCGGAGCAGCCGGAGTAGTAGGTCGTCCCCTCGCACGTTCCCTGGTCGCCGATGCCGGTGCAGCTCGCGTGGCCAGAGCAGGTGGAGGAGCCGGAATCCCACGAGCAGGCGGACGTGGTGACGGAGCAGCCGGTCTGGGCCGCGCACGCGCCCTCGGAGAGGCCGGAACACGAGCGGTTGTCGCGGGCAGCCTGGAACGTTGCCTTGTCCTTGTAAGAGGGCAGCGTGTAGCTGGTGGTGCCGAACCCGACCGAATCGGAGCCGGTCGGGAGGATGTTCACGTCCGCGCCGGACGACGAGGCGTTGACGAACGTGACGGTGCGCCCGAGGACGCCGGACGCCGCCGGGAGCGTGACGTTCATGGCGGTCGACCACGTGCAGCCGGTCTCCGCCGCGCACGTACCGCTGGACGAGTAGCCGCCGCAGGCGACCGTGCCGGAGCAGGCCGCGCCGTAGGTGCCGGTGCAGTTGCCCGTCTCGTAGCTGCCGGTGCATGAGTAGCTGTCGTAGGTGCCGGAGCAGGACGTGAACCACGAGCCGCCGGAGCAAGCGCCCGAGCCGGAGTCGTACTCGCAGAACGAGCCGCCGTTCGCGCCGTTGCAGGCGGTGCCGTCGCCGCCGCCGTCTGAGTAGTTCGAGCAGGAGTCGGTGTTCGTCGAGCACCCTGACGTCGCGTTGCAGGCCGACTCGTCGAAGCCGGAGCAGTCCTGCGGGTTGTTGGTCCAGGAGCACCCGGTGTAGCCAGAGCAGCTCATCTCGTCGAAGCTGGAGCAGGACGCGGTTTCCACGGAGCAGCCTGACTGCCCGGCGCAGCTGGACGGGTCGCCGTTGAACGCGGAGCACGGGTTGCCCGCGAACCAGACGCACGGGAGGTGCGACTCGCAGGTCGCCTGGCCCGAGCCGGTGTAGGTCGAGCAGGCCGTCACCGACGGCGTTCCGGTGCAGGTCGGGGTGCTGGCGTCGCAGAAGTACGTGCCCATGTCCCCGGCGGTGAAGCTCTCGAACTTGAACTCGTACCCGAGCGCGAGGCCGCGCGCCGAATGGAGCGTCGTGTGCGCCGCCGAGGTCGAGCCCGCGTGCACCTTGTCCCCGAAGCTGCCGAAGCCGTAGTGGACGAAGCCGGACGAGTACAGGTACGCGGCGAGCGTGTTGCTGGTGAGGCCGGAGTTGCCCGAGTACCAGGCGGCCCCGTTGCCGCCGGAGAAGTACGTGTCGATGCCGCCGGAGCTGTTCGCGCCGACGGCGACGCGGAGCAAACCGCCGAAGCGGTAGTCCGTCCAGGTGTAGCTGTCTGAGTTGTTGAATGTAAACGCGCGCGTTGTGCCCGGCGTGCCGTTGCCCCATCCGCCATCAACGTTGACGCCGCCGGTGTGCAGGTTGGCGCGGGTGTTCGTGCCGGTCATCGGCACGAGCGACACGTCGTCAATCGATAGGCGCGAGGTGTTCGACGGCGTGAACGAGAGCGCGGCGGTCGAGGTCGCCACGAAGCGGCACTCGTGTACGCCGTCACCGGAAACGGCGGGGCAGGTGAAGCCGCCAGCCGACGGGGTGACGGTGCCGGCCGTCCATCCGGAAACGGTGTATCGCAGGCGGTACTCGCGGGTGATTTGCGTCGTCGCGGTGCTCTGCGAAAGCGGGGTCGTGCCGTTGGACGACTTGACCGCCTTGCCGCCGGACAGCGCGAACGAGCCGAACGACCACCCAGAGGACGAGGTGAAGCCGCCGTTGGTTACCACGTCGGTGCCGGTGGTCGAGAAGATGGACAGGCGGTTGAGCGAGTCGTCGTAGTAGAGGCCAGCGTTGTCCTGGGACAGCAAACCAGCCGCACCGAAGAACGGCACGGAGCCGGGCGTCATGGAATTGAAGTTCCACCCGCCGTAGGCCGTCGCGTTAACCCCGCCGCCCTGGCCGAACGACAGGACGTTGCCGCCGGACTGGTTCTGGAGGTTCCCGCCGCCGGAGCCGTGCGCCCGGAGCCCGGAACCCTCGAACGAGTACGAGCCGATGTCCACGTCGCCGGTCGCGCCGGTGTACGGGACGAGGCCGGACGTATCGCCGCCGGTCGACACGGTCACGTTCCCGTTGGGGTCCGGCTCGGCGCCGTTGACCGTCTTCACCACCTGCTTCGCCAGGAGGAAGGACGTGCGCTTATCGAGCACGCCGAGCGCGAACTTTACCTTCTCGTCCATTTTGCCGCCGGTCTCGAACTTCGGAAGGTCGAGTCGGTCCGCGGAGATTTTCTTCGAGGACTCGTTCACCTTGTCGACGACCTCGTCGGGGGTGATTTGGGTGCCGTCTCTACCAGGAAGGCCGGGGGCGCCGGGGATAGGCTCGGGAACGGTGACGAGCGCGGCCACCTCCTCGGCGGTCGGTACGGCCTTGAGCACCTCGGGGATGACCCGGTCGATGATTTCCTCCTCGTCGGCGTCGGCGCCCGGCTCGCCGGGGTCGCCTTTAGGACCCCTGAGCGCCTCCGTCTCCTCCGGGGTGAGGTCGTAGGTGAATTCTATATCGGAAGGCTTTTTTTTTACTTCGTCAAGGATTTCGCCGGCCGCGGCGCTGACGGCGGCGACCACCTCGTCGGACGCGTTAGCGATTTCGCCGGAAAGGCGCTGGGAAACCTCGCCAATTTTGACGTAGGCCGCCTGGGCGGGGTCTTTGCGCGCCAGCTCGAGCTCCGCCAGTTTCCGCAGCTTCTCGTCCATGTGTGGATAGCTTATCTTGACTAGGGAAAACGTGTGCGGCAGGGTAGCTCGGTGCTATACACGCTTCTCATGTCAGCAATCGTGGCCGTCGCGCTATGCGTGGCCCTGGATATGCTGGAGTGACTACTCGCCTTCGGCGGTCATGACGTCGACGAGCGACGCCTTGAGCCACGGGACAGCCGAGAGCACCTGGGCACGCTCTTTCGGCTTCGCGCTCGCGAGCCACGACGCGAGCTCGGTTTTGAACTTCATTGAGCTGAGTGCCCTGCGGGCTCCCGCGAACGTGAGGGCGGCGATTGCCGTTTCCGGGCTGAGGAGCTCTCCCGACTGCGCCGCACCCGCCGCCGCGCCGATGCCGCCGAGCATCGCCGTGCCGAACTTAATGAAACCCTGGCGCTCCATAACCTGCGCGCGGTGCTCAGCCGCCTTTTTCGCGGAGATGAGGTCGCCGATTCGCTCGTTCAACGCCTTGGTGTCCGGCGCCACCTCCTCGATAGCCTTCCGAACGTTCGCGTACACGCCCTGAATCGCGCTGTTCGCGAGCTTGTCGTCCGACTCGTTCCCGGTCCACTTCGCGAGCTCGCCGATGTCTGACTTGAGCGTTCGCGCGGCGGACGGGATTGCCTCGGGGATGAGACCAGACTTGTCCGCGCCGAGCATGAGGAGTAGGTCTTTTCTGGTGTTCTTGAGTCGGCTGATTAGGTCAGCGTTCGTCTTCGGCGCCTTCTCGGCAGACTTAATCGCGTCGTCGATTGGCTTCAGGGCGTTCGCGAAGCCCATCTCTTTTCCAGCTTTGTCAATTGGCTGCAGCACCTTCGAGAAGTTCACCTTCTTGCCCGCGTCGTCGTACGACTTCAACGATAGTCCTAGCTCGTCTGTCTTCGCGCGCAGCGTCGAGCCGACCTTGGTGATGAGGTCGTCGAAGTTAGAGGCGGTGATTCCTTCCTGCGCGATTGCCCTCCCGGGATTCTTTCCGTACGAGAGGTGCTTCATGAGCGGGGACACGACCGAGTTCACCAGGCGCGGCGCGAGCTTCTCTCCGGCAATGCGCGCCGCTTTTCCAATTCCCGCGGTGCCGAGGTCGAACGCGGCGGACGTCGCGGCGGCTTTGAGCGCCTCGCCGTTAACGGAGCCCTGGTTCGCGAGCTCAGACGCGGCGGAGCCGACGGCGCCGGCGACGGTTCGCGCCGCGAGCCCGGTCTTGCCGAACGCAGACGCTACCTTAACCGCCCCGGCTGACGGGAGCACGTACGAGGCGAGCTCGGCGGTTCCCGCGCCGAACTTTTCGGCCGTAGAAGACGGCGCGAGCTTCTGCTGCAGAACTTTTCCCTCCTGGGTCGTCTTGTCGAGCGCGCTGAGGCCGGGCTGTGAAGACTTCACCTCTTCGTACGTTTTGAAAGGGTTGAGGGCGGCGTACGTACGCTGGCCGATGTCCTGCAGCGCGCCGAGCGCCCCAACGCCGACGCCGACGGCACCCTTCGTGAATCCGGTCGCGAACCCGGCGATTCCGGTCTTGCCGTCGTTCACTCCCTCGACGACATGCCCGCGCTTCTCGAGCGCCGATTTGAGACCTTCCTCGGTCGCGCCGGCGGGGAGCTTCGCGGCGAGCGCGGCGAACTCCTGAGCAGATACGTAAGCCATAGTCTAGAGGTTTTGTCCGGTAAGGAAGCTGTCGTACACGGAATCACCGCTGTCAATTGAGGCGGTCTGCTCCTGGAGGTACGGCTTTGTTTGCTGGTACGCCTGGTAGAACCCGGCGCCGATGCCGCGGTCGTACTTGTTCGAAAGCTTATTGGTCATATCGTTGACCAGCACGTCCGCCTTCGTGAGGTACGTGTCGACCGTATCCTTGTTCGAGTAGAAGCGCTTCTGGGAATCGTTGAGCTCGAACCCGGTCAGCGAGAGGCCGGTATCGACGACGCGGAGCTTGCTGTCGAAGTTGTTCACGAGAGACAGGAACTCGGTGGTCTTCGGGTCCTGCTTTCCGAAGTATCCGCTCGCCTCGTACAGCGCCTTCTTGGCGTAGCTGATATCGAAGTCTGGATTTTCCTTCAGGAAATTCTTGATTTCGCCGTACTGTTGGAGCGCGTCTTCGGCGGCGTCGTACGCGTTCTGCTCTTTAGCGTCCCGCGTAGAAACGAACCGCGAGCGTGCCAGGTCGAGCATCGCCGGGGTACCACCTGTCTGGTAGGCGTTGATTAGGTCAGACGCCGCGGCGTCGCGACCCTTCTGCGTGGAGCCGCCGGTAAGCGAAGCAATATTATTAATCCAAAGGTCCGCGTTCTGCAGAGCTGACGAACCAGTCTGCGTCGAGACGCCGTACGAACCAGCTCCCGTCGGCTGCAGGCTTGCCTCGTAGGCGGCGTTCTGGCGCTGGAGCTTGGCCTGGTATTCCATGCGTGCGGTCTCGCGCTCGGCGGCGAGCTTGTCGCTGTACAGGCTAACCTCGATGGCGCGCTGGTCGGCGATGCGTTTGTTCTCTGCTGAAAGGAGCGGCGATACCATATCGAGGTACTGCTTCTGGAGGGCGATGCGATTCTCGCGCTCGCCGTACTCGATTTGGAGCTTCTGGTCCACGAGGTCCATGGCGGTCGAGATGTTCCCCTGCGCGGCGTTCGCCAGGATGGCGATGTCCGCCTGCCGGGAGAGCGACTGGCGCTGGATGTCCTGGAGCTTCTTGTTCGCGTAGCCGGCGGTCATGAAGCCGAGCTCGCCGTTGTTGATGGCGTCGGTCGTCTTCTTGAGGTTCCGCTGCTCCTGCTCGAGCTGCTTCGTGTACGTGTTGAGCAGCTCCTTGTTGGCGTTGACGCCCTCGGACTTCATCAGCTCCGCCTGGCGGGCCGACTTGCCGGCGACGCCGGAGATGTCCTTCTGAACCGACGCGAGTATCTCGGCAATTTGCGTTTCTACCGGTCCGGCTTGGGTCTGGAAGGCGGCCGCGGCGTTCTTCGCGTCCTGCACGCCGGGCATGGACGCGCCGATAGCGTACGACGCGTCGGCGATGGCGCCGGACTCCTTGGGGGTCGGGACGGTCGGCGTGTCGGACTTGCCGAGCCTGCCGGCGTCGACGCTGGTCTTCGGGGACACCTTGGGCTGGACGAGCATGACGCCCGACGACTTGCCGATGTCCTTTGCGGCGGCGAGCGCCTGCTCGGACGAGCCGGCCTCGACCGTCTGGAGCTTGTCCGCGGAGTCTACGTACTGGTACTTAGCCATGTCGGGTGATTATCTCAGGAATGCTTCTTGTCGGGACCGGAAACGACCTCGAGCTGCTCGATGGCGACGTCGTACCCGCGGAGCTCCACCTTGAGCTGGAGGAACTTCCCCTTGCGGTCGATGGCGAACCGCTTCCAGCCGCCGTCGGCGCTGGTCATCACGCCCGCCTTCTTGAAGTTGGTGAACACGAACCGGCAGGTGTCGGACGCCGCGATGTTCTCGATGGACTCGTCGATGGTCACAGTCCAGGTGCCGCCGGACAGCTCGCGGGAGACGACGTGCGCCAGGTAGCCGGAGCCGGCGCCCTGGATGAACTCCACCTCGTCGCCGTCCTGCACGTACGAGAGGTCGCGGAGGCTGTTCGGCACGGTGAACGACGTGGACGACGCCCAGGTGCCGCAGTCGCTCGTGGTGTTGAACCTGACGGGGTACGCGGCCGGGTTTGCATCCTCGACGCGGTACTTAACGACGACCTTGTCGATGTCCTTGGTGAGGCCGGACACCTTGAGCCACGCCGCGTTGAACGTGTCGGTCACGTTGGACGAGAAAATCTTCGCGGTGGTGACGTGGCCGCGGTTCTCCGGGCCCTCCACGAGGGCGCACACCTGGCGGACGGTGGTCGCGACGCTCTTCGCGGCGCACTCGCCGACGTAGATTGCCGAGCCGCCGAGCGCGGGCAGGTCGGGCGGCACCTCCATGACGGCGACCGAGCCGGGCGCCTCGATGAGCGACTGGCCGAAGTCGCTGTTCGGGTAGAAGAACAGGTAGTGGGTGCCGGAGCCAGCCGAGGTGATGTCCACGGCGGTGCCCGCGTTCGCCTCGGTGCGGGTAGACGCGAGCTTCAGCGTCGTCGTCGACGCGTTGATGGCGTAGTAGAGCTTGCCGCTCGTGGTTCCTCCCGGCGCGTCGCCCGAGTACAGGACAACCGGCGTGGCGGTTGCCGGCACAGTCCCCGACGAGACGGTGAGCACGTCGGTGGTCGTATTGACGCCGGTCCCCGAGTCTACCGCGAGCTGCTGGCGCTTGGCACCGGTGAGCGAGTAGCGGTGGTACACGCCGCCGACGTTCTGGTCGTAGCAGTGGACGCCCGACGGGGACTGCGGCATGTACGCCTCGTCCTTCGGGAGCGTGTCCACGAAGGCGAGCAGCACGTCGCCGTCCGGCACGAGGCCGCCGGCGACCGACGAGTTCTGACCGAGCCGCTTGCGGCTGTTAAAGATTGGCCACGACGCGACCGGCGAGAACCCGGCGCCGTTGAACTGGAGCACCTGCCCCTTGTTCGTGACAATGACCGGAACGCCGCCGACCGTCGCCATCGCGGTCACCTCGGTCGCGTCGATTGGGTACACGTCGTCCGGCCCAGAGTTCGCCGCCGCGCCCCAGCGGGCGACGATTGCCTGCCCCCTGTAGTTCTTGGTGCCGATGAAGAAATCCGAGTTGGTCGACACGATGCAGAACGCCTCGTGGAACGTCGGCAGCGTCATGGTGAACTGCAGCGCGTGGGCGGTGCTGTACGTCTTGACGGTGTTCCCGTCGCCGACGGCGAGGTTGTCGACGAACTGCGCGACGCACAGAGGACGGGCGACTCCGGAAGACAGTCCGGTGATTCTGGACGTCCAGGTGCCGCCGGACGTGCGCGAGTGGACGGTGTTGGTGCCGCCGACGTACACCTCGCCCTGCCACGCGACCGCGCCGCCGTGGTTCGACGAAGCCGGCGCGCCGGTGTCCTTGGTCGCCACGTTCTCGGCGAACGACGACGCGATTGCGAAGTCGTTGTCGTTCGTGTGCAGGTAGTAGTCGCCGCCGGTGACCGACGCGTACGGCGTGACGATGCCGCCCCAGGTGGTGCCGAGGCTCGCGTCGCCCAGGAGTCCCTCCGTAGCGTTGTTCGCCTCGTCGCTGAACACGGAGACGGCGCGCGGTGACAGGCGCGCGTAGCCGGCCTCGTCGAAGTAGACGTTCCGGGTAGCCCAGAGTTCGCCCGAGCGGTCTGACTCGTTCGTGACCTTCCAGTAGGAGCCTTGCGGTAGAGAAATCATTGTGCGGCGCGCTTAACGATGTTCTTGGACGGGTAATCGAGCGGCTCGGTGAGCTGCTGACGCTCGCGGGCCTCCTTCCACTGCGTCAGGTCGGCGACCGCTTTCTCGAGCGCCCGCACCTTATCCATTAGCTCCTCGATTGCCTGGTCCATGATTACTCAATGTTACGGCTATCGAGCGTCCAGGAGGTCGAATTGCGCCCGTCCGAAGACCACGAGGTCGAGTTCCGCGCGTCGTTCGCCCACAGGCCGCCGTTCCGGACGGGCGTCGGCATGTCCGCCGTCGCGTCGAGCGCGGACGGGAATACGTTCGACGACTGCGTGAAGGTGACGTCGGGCATGTCCGCCGTCGCGTCGAGCGGGCCCAGCGCGACCGACTGCGCGAGGGAAACGGTCACGTCGCCCATGTCGCCGGAAGTGTCGAGCACCGAAACGCTCACGCGAGTCTCCGGCTCCGCGAGGATGGTCACGTTTCCCATGTCTGCTGTGGACTCGAGGACCGACACGGAAATAGACTGGAGCGCGGCGGGCGTCACCGCTCCCATGTCCGCTGTCGAATCGAGGACCGATACGCTGACGTTAGAAGACGCGGTGAACGTCACGTTCCCTATGTCCGCCGTCGCGTCGAGGACGGTAACGGAAACGTTCGTCTCTGCCGCGGGCGCCATGGACGCGACTACGTAGGCGTAGTTGTCGTTGGTGAGCGTCACGCCGAGGGACTGGCTGCCCGTGCCGACCGTTGCGTTCGAGTCGACGAGCATGTTCTGCGAGCCGCCGGAGAAGGCGATGATGCCGCGCGACGTGGCGCCGGAGCCCGCCGCGAAGCCGCCGCCGTTGTTGACGTTCGCGGCGACGAGCCAGCAGCCCGACGCGACGACCGTGGTGGACGCCGAGTACGACGCCGCCGTGCCGTTCGCCACGGCCGAGGAGTCCGGCTGCCCGGACTGCTTGGCGCCGGTGTACGACGCGGCCACGATGCCGATGTCGGAGCTGTTGTTCGCGCTGGCGACGATGTTGTTCGTCCCCGTGGCCGGACCCTCTAGTCGGTACAAATATACGAACGTGTTGGCCTGCGACGACCGCTTGCCGATTTGCGTCATAGCGACGCCGTTGTACGTGACGCCGGAAATTTGGTCGCCGTTCGCCGCGCGGATGCACGTGACCGATACGAACAGAATCCGGTTTGCCCCGGTGCAGGTGTGCGCGACGGTCTTCGACGTTACCGCCGTAGAGCTGCCGTTCGATGTTGCATCGAGCGCGATAGCCATAAGGGTTTATCCCCTACGGCCTAGGAGATGCGGTAGCAGCCGTTAGCGGAGAAGACGACCGTGAAGGTGCCGGAGGAAACCGACTGGTCGGCGCCGAAGTCGAAGACGCCGATGATTGGCGAGGTGGCGGCGGTGCCGGTGTCCTTGTACAGGACGCCGTAGCGGGCGTTCGTGATGGTCGCGGTGGTCCAGGACACGTCGGCCGCGTCGAGGACGGCGGTAGTCGACACGTTGGTCATGGTCTTGGACGCGAGGGCCGCGCCGCCGGCAGTGTAGCCGGTGCCGCTGATTTCGTTGGTGACGTCGTTGAAGAAGTCGTGCGCCGCGGAGGGGGTGTACGAGGACGTGGTGAGCGCGAGCTTGATGGTGTCGTTCGCCCAGTCAATCTGGGTCGAGGCCCCCTTGAGGAGGTAGAGCTTGCCGGTGGTGCTGAGTACGTTAGCCATGTTTCTTGTTTAGCGGAACCTATTCTGACGCGGGCGGATAACCGTCGCCGAATCCCGGCCGCGCTTGGCGGTGAACTTCTGCAGCGACTTAATCTTCGCGTCGGCGCGGGCGCGCAGCGACGGGGCGGTCTCCATGTTGTTGTCCTCCGCGTAGCAGGCGGACGCCTCGAGCGACACGGCCTCGTGGTGCGCCGCGTCGAAGCCGGGCACCTTGGTGGTGTCGGAGTACGCGAACGACCCCGCCTTGCGGCGGAAGTAGACGACGAGCCCGGCGGCGTAGTCGTAGTTCGGCGTCGGGTACAGGAGGATGTTGGCGCCGCGCAGGTCGAAGTAGCGGGGGATGCCGCCGCCGTCCATGAGCTCCTCGGGGTCACCCTTGAAGCTGTCCAGGCCTACGCGCTTGAGCTCGTACCCGTTGCCGGCGCTGTCCTTGGCGACGACCTTGTCGACGACGATGTGCGACGTGTCGAGGCTGTACTGCCTCTGGCCGTTCATGATGGCGGTGCGGCCGACCGGCTGGGTCGTGTTGTTGGCGTCGTCGAACTCCCAACGGCCGTCGGACATCAGCAGCGCCACGGAAACGGCTTCCATGGCGCGGTTGATGTAGTTGGCGAACGTCTTCAGGCGGGTGGTGTCGCCGGAAATGTAGCCGTAGTTAGCGGAGAACAGCTTCCGCTCGCAGTCCTGGACGAGGCCGTCGTAGGTCGATGTGTCGCTGAATTGCATGGCATTATCGTGCCACGCGCGACCCAGCGGCTAGGACTTTTTGGCCTCTTCCGGGGCCTCGTCGAGCGCGTCCCTGTGCGCCTTCTCGAGGTTCAGGCGGAACTCCTCGACGCGGTCGTAGATGACCAGGATGACCTTGCCGTCCTGGAGCATGACCTCGCGGGTGTCCTCGGTGAACTTGAGGAGCGGCTTGAACTTGGACACGACGTAGCCGCGTACGCGGTCGTCGGCCTTCTTCAGCTTCTCCTGCAGCTTCGCGAGCTCGGCGTTCTTGCCCTCGATTTCCTTGGAGAGCGCGCGGCCCTGGTCGATGATTTCCTTGCGCTTCGAGAGGTCGTCGAACATCTGCTTGGAGCTGAACTCCACGACGCGCTCGTACGGCTTTAGGTTCACGACCGACTTGCCAGGAGCCTGCTGTACTCGTTTTCCCATAGTTGTGCCTTATCGGCGATGTTGTAGTTCTTCGTAACGTAGCGCCGCGCGGCCTTTCCCATCTTCCGCCGCGTCCCGACGTCCTTCAAATTTTCGTACGCTTTCACCCAGTCGTCAAGCGTGAGGCAGACCTCCATGTACGGCTCGTCCGGCCCCTGGTACGGGGAGCGGCCGTCCGAGAACCCGGAGGCGATGACGGGAATCTCGAGCATCGACATCTCGAGGAACTTCACGTTCGACTTGCAGCGGTTGAAGTAGTTGTCGGTGCGCGGGATGAGCGCCGCGTCGAGGTCGAGCGACAGGAGCTTGTGCGGGTAGTCGGCGTTGGTGACCGGCTGGTGCATCTCCGCGCCGACCGACTCGAAGAAGTCGTGCATCTCCAGGTACAGGCCCGTGAGGACGCCCTCGAGGCGGTCGCGCCGTTGCAGGCCGAGGACGACGAGCTGCGCCTCGCTCCCGACGCGCTCGAGGAACGGCTTCACGACCTCCCAGTCGCCGGTGGACGCCACGGAGCCGACGATGCCGAGCCGCAGGCGCTCCCGGTCCGGCTTATCCTCCGGCTCCGGCCAGTCCTCGGGGTCGACGCAGTTCGGCAGCACCACGACGTTCGGGTGGACCTGGCGGTACTCCGCGGCGAGCGTCTCGGTCGTGCAGGTCACGAGGTCGGCCTCGCGCAGCGCCTCGTATATTTTGGCGTTCCACTTCGCGAGCATCTCGGCCTCGCGCGGGCCGAAGAACTTGCCCATCGGGACGCCGGACGCCGGGACGTACGTGTCGTCGTTGTCGAACACCACCTTCTTCCCGGCGCCCTTGAGGAGCTTCATCAGCTCGATGCGCGCGTCGTCGTCCGGGCGGTGGAATACCACCACGTCGGCGTGCGCCGCCAGACGGGCCGCCTCGGTCAGCGGCAGCATCTTCCCGCGGAGCGTGTCGCGCGTGCCCCACCAGCCGCGCTCGCGCAGCGGCAGCAGGCACCGCACGTAAAAGCAGCCATCGTACTTGGAGCCGATGAAGAAGACGCGCATTAGCCCTTCTTGCGCTTCGGCGGCGCGACGACCTCGCCGGGGTTCTTGCCGACCCACGTGCGCTGCGGCTTCAGTCCGGGGGCGATGACGACGGGCGGTAGCGGTTGGTTTTCCATGCCCCGAATTGTACGACAGGTCAAGGAAAGCGAAAAGGCCCCGGAGGGCCTTCGCGCTCGGACGTGGGTCGGTTAGACCGCGGTCGCGTGGGTGAGAATGCGGACGCCGGCGGTGTCTCGGTTCTCCACGACGCCGAACGCGATGTCGGCGGTCGTGACGGTCGAGAGGTAGTCCGGCATGTAGTTGGACTGGACGCGGATACCGGCGGAGCCGACCATAGCGCCCTTCGACATCGCGCCGAGGGGAGCGGTGGCGAAGTGGATGGCGTCCTTGTGGGCGAGCAGGTTGTACCGGCCGGTGGTGCCGCCGGAGATGGTCGGCACGTTCGGGGAGAGGTACACCGGGATGCCGTAGAGGTGGCTGTCCGGGATGCGGGCGGTCGGGTCGTTGACCGGGGAGTTCACCGCGAGGGCGAAGCGGTCGGTCGCCTGCACCTGGCGCCAGAAGGTGTTCGGGTGCAGGAAGAACGCGACGGAGCCGGTGCGGACGCCCGGGACGGCGGCGGCCTCGAGGGTCGAGATGGCGGCGCGGATGTCGGAGTCCTGGATGTTGGTCGTGGACGCGCCGACGGACTGCGAGAAGCCGGAGAACAGGGCGGCGATGGCGGTCTCGAGCGCCATGGCCACGGTGTAGCCGGCGTTCTCCGCGTACATGCGCTGGATGTTGTAGGACTGCTTGACCTGGGCGGCCTCGAGGTCCTCAATCGCGAACGAGACTTCCTTCCAGGTGTTGACCGTGAGGGTAACCTTGGTCTCGGTCGGCGAGTTGAGGGTGACGGCGGCGCCGTTGGACTTGTCGTTTGCGGACATCTCGGTCAGGTTCGGGGTGTACAGGGCCGATGCGCCACCGCGGAGCTCCGAGGAGCGGTCGGTGAAGAACGACGCGAACACCACCTCCTTCTTGAAGATGTCGTTGATGCGCTCGCCCCAGACCTCCGGGATGAGCTCCGCGAGGTCGGAAGCGGTAAAGGTGTCGGTAGGGAAGGCCATTAAAGTTTAGGGTAAGTTTGGCGGGTAGTCGGTCTAGAGCAGCCCGAACTTCTTCGCGGCGAGGGCGCGGTGCTCTTCCGGCGAAAGCTTGTCGGCGAAGCCCTTCTCGGAGCGTCGTACCGGGGAGCCGCTGGCGGCGCCGAGCTGCGCGTCGTCGGCCTTCCGCCTGTCGTCCTGGGTTTTCTTCCAGGCCTTGAACAGGTCGGACTCGGCCGCGGCCAGCGGGGAAATTCCCTCGACGCTGGCTACTTTCTTCGCGTACTCGACCTCCGCCTCGGCGAAGCCTTTGGCGTAGAGAATCGTTTCCTCCTTGGAGAGAGCGGACGGGGCTGCGGGGGCCGGGGCCTGGACGGCAGGCTTCTCCTCGGAGACGGCGGCGAGCTTGGCCTTCAGAGCCTTGAGCTCTGCCTCGGCTTTCTCGGCGCGGCGCTTCTGGGAGAGGTACTTGTCGTCGGTTGAGGGAGCTTCGTTTTCCGTCGCGCTACCGTCGACGTGCTCGTTTTCGTTCTGAGCGGGAACCGTGGTTTCGTTGTCCATAGGTAGCCGATTTTGTTGAGGCGGCATCGCAACCGCCGGACAGACGATGGTTATTCGTCTGCGTCAAGTTTGGGCGAAAGAAAAAAAGCGCGCCGCTTTTCGGCACGCGCTACGCCTTCCTGGCCTGCTCGCGCAGCTTCTTCTGCTCCTTGATGACGCGGGCGATGCCGTCGGCGATAGCCGACTTCACGGTAGCGGCCGACGGGGACTCCCCGCGGTACACCGCGTCCAGCACCTTCTCGTCGACGACTGACAGCAGGTAGGCGGAAACCGCCTTCAGCGTCTCTTCGTCAAGCCTGAGCAGGGGCCGCATTGCCGCCCATTGTAGCAGGCGTGAACGCGCCAGGGGCGGTCGGGCCGGTCACCTGCGACGCGGCCGCGGCCTGGAACTGCTCCGGCGACACGCCGACGCCCGCGAGCTCGACGGCCTTGCCGAACAGCTTCTTGAGGACCGGGTCGGTGAGGACGGCAGGGTTCTGCGCGACGGTCAGGAGGATGTTGTTCAGCGACTCGAGGGTGGTGGCCTTGTCGATAGCCTCGCCGGTGACGTCGACGGTGACCTTGTACTCGTAGCCGTCGAAGAAGCCCTTGGGGATGTTGACGGTGCGCTTCGGGGGCTTGGCGCCGAGCGCGCGGAGGGCGGCGTCCTTGGCGGCCTGCGGCTCCTCGGGGGCCATCGGCTCGAACTGGTCGACCGGGGCGAGCGCGCGGTCGATGATTGCCTGCGTGGCGGCCTCGGACGCGATGGCGTCGTCGACCAGCGCCAGCTCGTCGCCGGAGAACTCGGCGGTGAGGGAGTCCTCCATCGTGTCGATGCAGTGCGGGATGACCCAGTCCTCGATGATTTCGGCGACGAAGATGCCGAACTCCTCGACGCGGTAGCGGAAGAACGACGAGCCCTCCTGGTTCATCGTCGCGATGGCGCGGAACGGGGTGCGGGCCGGCATGGACTCGCCGGTCACCGCGGAGAAGGTGTTGGACACGCGCTCGTACTGGCGGTCCCACTTGGCGATGACGTCCTGAATCTGCGGGAAGGCGACCGGGACGGTGTTCACCTGGGAGAACGTCTTGCCGTCCTCGAGCTTGATGATTTGGCCGGTCTGGAGGTCGGTGAGCGAGTTGTCGTCGATGGACGAGTCGTCGGTCTTGTAGAAAATCTTGGAGGCGAGGTCGAGCATGTTGCGCTCCTTCTGCACCGCGTCGTTGGTCCAGGCCTGCGACTCGAAGCCGTCCTCGATGACGCCGACGCCGAGGCCGCGGCCCTCGACCTTCTCCCACGGGAGGTAGCGGTACTTGTCCTCGAGCTCGTCCAGCTCCTCGGAGAAGAGGACAATCTCCCCACCCTCGTCGACGCCGGCGATGAACGCGTGGTACACGGCGTACCCGTCGGCGTCCTCGCCGAAGTACTCGCGCGGGAACTCGCCGGTCACCTCGTAGACGCGGACCTTGTCGGTCGAGCCCTCGGCCTTGCCGCCGAGCGCGGACTTGCGGGCGGTGGACGCGAGCGCGAGCGCCTCGTCGACGCCGTCCCAGGCGGACGACTTGCGGGCGAGCTGCCCCGGGGTCATGTCGTGGATTTCGATGATGGCGCCGCCCATCACGTCGATGGGGTCGGTGACGGTGTTGCGCCAGTCGCACACGTCGAGGCAGAGCTTCTTCTTGCCCTTCTCGCGCTTGGTCGACTTCTTCACGAGCACGCCGCCCCACTTGGCGCGGGCGTAGCCCATCTGGTTGAGCTTGAGGCCGAAGTCCTCCTCCTTCATCCAGTTGAAGACGCGGCGGTTGAGCAGCATCGACGGCACGTATCCGTCCTCGTGGTCGGCGATAATCTGGACGTTCTTGGTGTCGATGTCGGTCGAGCGGACGGCGACCTGCAGGCGCCACTTGGAGACGTTGTAGAACGGCTTCTCGCGGCCGAGCTCGTCGACCGGGCCGGTCTCGTACGCGGAGTTCGCGTAGAAGTGGATGCGGCGCTTGGTCTCGTACTCGTTGAAGTACAGCCCCTCGGCGAGCTCGACCCGCTCCTGCGGGTACCCCTCGATTCGCTGGCGTACGAATTCGCTTATCTTCATGGTGAGGTGAATGGTACGGTAAATCAGCGGGCCGAGTTCAGGGCCGTCCCGCGGCGCAGCGCCTTCGCCGCCTTCCGAATCTCCTCGGCCAGCCGGTCGCGCGAGCCGTCCGACGGGGCGACGTTCCACAGCGCGAGGAGCAGCGCCATCACGCGGTCGTCGTGGAATCCGTCAGGCGCGCCGGCGCCCGCCTTCTTCGCCGCGTCGTCGTAGCGGAACACCTTGAGCTCGTCGAGCGTCTCCCTCTCGCGCACGCGGGCCGCGCCCCTCGCCATGAGCGCGCGGGCGTGCTCGATGAGCTGCATCTTCGTGGAGTAGGTGGTGGCGAAGCCGTACTTGTCGGTCTTCTTGCGGGTGCGGGAGTTGAACGACTCGCGCACGTACAGGCGGACGTCGCGGCGGCGGAGCTCCTCGATGAGGGCCTGGCCCACGCCGGTCGACTCCGGCACCACCAGCGGCTTCCCGAGGCGGGAGTACAGCGCGGATAGGTACACGACCTTGTCCGCGATGACCTTGGTCGGCACGAACGCGGCGTACGAGGCAACCTCCTCGCCGGTCTGGCACGACACGACCTTCACGCAGCACGGGTCCTGGGCCCCGATGGACGGGTCGACGCCGATTTGGTACTGCTCGTCCCTCGGCTCGGCGAAGATTTTGACGCCCTCGAACACGCGGATGGGCTTGCGGACGCCGTGCTCCATCGCCCTGACGTGCGCCTCGTCGAACACCGCGCCGTCGGTCATGGAGTCGGGCGACCACTCGCCGTGGACGTACTTCCGCACCCACGAGTCGCCCTTGGCGAGCTGCGAGGCCACGAAGTCCTCCGGGAGGTTCTCCTTGTTGTCGAGCATGGACGCCTCGATGAGGCGGTAGTTCGGCATCGGGGTCGCCTTGAAGCGCCCGTACCCCCAGTAGTTCGCCGGGTTGGTGGTGGAGCAGAGCTGGTGGAACGGCATCCCCGACTGGCGCACGCAGGCGTCCAGGGTGTCGTACACCTCCTCGGAAATCTCCTCGAGCTGGTCGATGAACGCGGCGCCGAGGTTCATGCCCTTGATGTCCTGGGCCGCCTTCTTGGTGTCCTCGCCCGACGCGGAGGCGTCGAGGCCCTTAATGGTTACCTGCGAGCCGTTGGGGAATGAAATCTTGCCCGCGCCCACCTTGTACTCGTACGTCCCGGGCGGGAAAACGTCGAACACGTCCGGCAGGGTCGTCTGCTCGATGTTGGAGCGAGTCTTTCGCGCCAGGAGGATGTGGATGCCCGGGAACATCTGCGCCAGGACGTACATCTTCACGATGAAGCCGGTCGTCTTCCCGCAGCCGCGGCCCCCGGACACCAGGAGGTGCCGGTCCTTCGCGTTCACGTACTCGATTTGCTTCGGGGTGAGCCTCTTGCCCCCGAACTGGGTAATCCTGACGGTGCCGGCGAGCCAGTCGCGGCCCATTTGCGCGTAGTCCAATGCGCCCAGTGTCCCACGCGGCGACGAAAACGGTCAAAAGTCAAAAAGAAAAGGCCCCGTAGGGCCTCATCTGGCTGCGCTCCGGCTACTTGTCCTCGGCGACCAGCTCCTTCGCGACCTCCACGAACTCCGGGTTCTTGTCCAGGAGGTAGGTGAGGAAGATTTTGACGCCGTCGTCGGTCAGGATGTTGTCGCCGTTGGTGATGCCAGCCTTGCGGTAGGTCTTGAACGGCTCTTTGGTGAGGAACAGCTTGAACTTTTCCATGGTTTCGCTCTCGTTAAGTTTAAATCGTCTCGGTGACAAATTGCTCCAGTTTACTGCGCTCCAGTCGACTGGCTCAACGGTCAGTTCGCCGATACATGACTGGATGGTGTCCGTAGTCAGCGCCGGCGGCTCGGGCTCCGCCGTGTGGCTGCGCGACACTACCGAGTAGTCGTCTAATCCCTCCACCCACCACACTCCTGTACTCGGGTGCCTAATCTGTTCAGCAGTACCGTCATCGCACAGGCTCGCCACCTCTGCGCCTACCCAGAAATCGAAGCCGCACCAAGAGCCAGATATTATGTCTCCTACGTGTACCTTGTGCCTCATGTTCTGCCCTTGCGGGCCAGCCAATTAACGCACCGGGAACGTAGCGGCGCAAGCCGCTTATCCACAGCCCGGCCCAGGAGCAGCAGGCGGGCCTTGAGGACGTGCCAGGCCACCCGGGCCACGTCGCGCGCGGAGAAGAGGCTGCCCTTCTCGAGGTTGCAGCGGAAACAGGCCGCCACGAGGTTCTCCGGTCCGTCCGAGCCTCCCAGTGACGCCGGCTTCAGGTGGTCCACGGTCGCCTTCCGGGCGTCGAACGCCCTGCCGGTCTTGACGCCGCAGTAGAAGCAACGCGAAAGGTCGCCCACGGACTTACGCCGGGCCCGCTTCTCCTCGATGGACCGCGCCCGCTCGCTCTGCTCCTTCGCCGAGCCGCACCACAGCGGCACGTTCCTCCTGGCGCGGGACACGTCCCCTAGGTCTTTCACCCCGCAACGCTAGCCCGGAACACTCAAGGAGTAAACGTCGCTATCCACAGTCCGCCGACGGCCGCAAAAAGAAGGAAAGGAGCCCATCGTTCTCCCTATAGGCGTAGAGGTACGGGTACGTGGCGTAGGGCAACGGTATGTGTAGTCGGTTAGTAAATGGAATTCAGCATATTTACGGGAGTAGCACACAGGAAAAGAAAGAGGGAGGGCGGTCTGTCCGAACCCCCTCCCCCTATGCCCTCTGAGGCTCCAGAATGCCCCACGTTGCGCGCTACGTATCGAGACGGCGTTGGTATCGGGTGGGGCTATTCGCCCTCAGCCACGGGGCTTGTGGGGGCTTCTGGCGTACCGTCTGCGGGGCTATCCTCTACGGCGATATCGCGGATAGTGTCGGACAATGGTGATTGTGCGACACGTTCAATATCTCCTTTGTTTTCAAAGGTATTTACGCGCTCGACGGTGATGTTGACGGGTGAAGCGGCTACCTTTTCCGAATCGGAGAAGCGGCTGTCTATTTCCCCCATCAATGGCGTGATAGCCCTGAGCTTGGTAGCCAGGTCCTTATCTTGGCCAATTATCTTTACGTATTCGGCCTTCACCTCCTCCTCCTTCAGCCCCATTAGCTCTATCAGGGAGCGGCTCTCTCTGAGGGAAAGCCCTTTGCTTTCTTTCGCGGCGGCCTCAATGATTCTCTGGGTGGCGATCCGCACGATGTCGAAGCCTCGCACTTCTGCCGTTGAATCAGCGTAGCCGACGCTTTTAGCCGCCTGGGTGGCGTTGTAGCCGTTCGCCGCGTAGGCCTTCACCACCGCCTTCGCCATTTCCGGGTGCATTCTCCCCCGTCTAGGCTTAGGGGTGCCCTTGTACTCGCTCGGTGGTTCCTTCACGGTGTTTTCCTTTACTTTTCCTTTGTTGGTGGCCCAATGCTAATCCCTTGCCTTTTTATTGGCGCGGTTTTTGCACTCGCCTAGTTATCCACAGGCTGCCTATTGACCCGCTTTCTATAGTCTACTAGTATACAGGTACACCTTAGCAGGGTGCATACCAACTAGCCGAAATGCCCGTGAGCAAAGAAGCAGACACCTTCAAAGACCTCGCCGCTGGCCGCGTAGTCCGCGAGTACCGCGCCGGGAAGCGCCGCGAGACGCTCGCCGCCCTGTCTCAGTTCGCCCGCGAAGCCCTGGCCGCCCTATCGCTCGCCGCCCTGTTCTTTGCCTCTGTGTGGCTCGCCCACCTAGCCGCTAACGCCTTCTAGTATGAATTTCCCCGTTATCGCCGTCTGCCCGTGCGGCGCGCCGCTGACCGCCCTAGACATATTTCCGGGCAACGTCTGCCTCGACTGCCACGCCCGGAAGGAGGACGCGCTGCCGCCCGTCCCGCCCGACTTCGCCGCAACTCTTAACCTCTCCTAGCCATGAAAACCCTAGCCGACCTGAAACGTGATTTGACCATAGGCCGCAAGCTCCGAATGGTCCGGTTCTACGAGTCCGAGACGGAAGGCCGCCTGCTCAACGTCCCGCGCGAGGTGGTGGCCGTCCAGTCTAACGGCGTCTGGCTCTCGCTGCCCCCGGAAATGCGCCGCTCGCTCGACCGCTCGCCGCGCTCCTACCTCGACTTCCCCAAGGCGAAAGATTTGGAGTACGACGGCCGCACGTTCCGAATTTTCGCCGACGACGCTATCCCCGTCCTCGCGCCCGGCCAGTCTTCAACGTCCGTGTTCCGCCGGGGCGAGTGTATGGCCTACGAGTTCCTAGACTAGCCCCATTAACCTAAACGCCTTATGGAAACAAGACCTGAGCATAAGTTCGATGTGCCTCTCGTGCGGGACGCGAGGCAGCGCGCCGCCGACGCCCAATGCGACTACGCGCTCGCGCTGAAGGCGGCCATTGACGCCGCGCTCGACGGCGCGGGCCAGGACGAGAAAGACCGCGCGTCCGCCGAGGTTCACGACGCCGAGAACGCCGAGAAGCTGGAAGACGAAATTTACGAGCTTGAGTCTATTCTCTCGCGGCTAGACGAAGACGGTTACGACGCCATCTAGCCCCTAAACAAAAACTATATGAAAAAGTACAAGGTGGAGATTACGGAAACCAGAACCTACTGCGTGGACGTTCTCGCCGCGGCCGAACCTGAGGCGGTCAAGCTCGCCCTGGAACACTTCGACGCCTGCGGCAAGGCTGGCACGGCGCACTATTTGGAGGTAGAGACCGGAGACGGGCCGGAGTCTTTCGCGTCGAACGTCTACGACGTGACCGACACCGACGATTCGTTTAGCCCCGTCAATGAAACCCCCTACGCCGCCCGTGTGCGCGAGCTGGAAGCCGAAGGATTGACCACCTCAGACGCGCAAGGTGTCGCCATGGCCGAAGGCCTGGACGCCCGCGAGTAGCCCCCCCGCCCTGCCTCTCACTCGTTGGGAGGCAGCAGCGGGCAGGTTAACCACTGCCCCCGTAACTTGAAAACCTATGTCTGAGAAACTAGCGGATAAAATCCGCGCCCTTGGTGATTCGAACGACTACGCCGGGCAGGCAAACACCTTCCTAGAAGCTACCGGGGCCAGAATCCTGTTTCGCTACGCGGGGCAGGAATCGAGCCGCGTAGCCAGCGGGAAGCGAAATGGCCTTTGGAAGTTCCGCATCGAGCGCGGCTCTCGAGCCTACGAGGCCGACTGGCACGAATCAATCGCAGACTTCGAGTCCCGCATGTTCGACTGCTACGGCGAGCGGTACAACTGGCCAGAGACGTTCGGGGATTCACCGCGCGAAGCCTTCACCGGCACCAAGCGGGCGAAAGCATTAAAGTTTCTGGCCGCTACTAAAGACTTCGGGCCAGCCGGAACCGACGGCCGCCCCGACGCCTACGGCCTATTGGCGAGCCTAGAAGCGCGGGACGTTGGCACGATTGATGACTTCGCTGCTGA